TTAGTGACAGGAAAAGACTAGTTATGTCTATTTTAACGGATCCTACCATTGATGTCGATTACACTTCAGTCTTTCATTTGATTAACTGCGACCACAATGTCTATCTTTATACCTGTAAGGCTCATCGTCCACTCCTGTCCACAGGTTTCCAACTAATATTGCTAAGCCAGCTCAGCTTAAGACTAAACTGGCATTACAATAACATACAAATTATCCTCCTTCTGTTGGAGTTACTTCTTGTTTTGTTGGTTGAGTGGATTCTTCTACTACTTCAGGTTCTTCAGCTTTATTTTCTTCTATTTCTACTTCAAGTTCTTCTTGTTCTTTTTCATTTTCCATGGTCATGAGCCACGTCCTTTCATTAAGTTATGGTAAATAATTTTGTATGTTGCACCCTGATGGTAATACAGAAGTAATCTCGTCATCATTTAAAAGTAATAATTTTACTCTTTCTATGATAAGCTTTTGTCCTGCATATTTTCCAAAGGTAACATGGTCTCCACATCTAGCCCAATTACCACCTTCCCATGGTTTGCCTGATGCTCTTTCGCACCATGCTAGAGGACCAACAGCTAATATAATACCATGTGCTGTTAAATACTCTTCATTGTCTTGAGATTGTGATGGTAAATAAATGCCACCTGTGGTTTTCTTTTTTGGGGCTTGTGGTTGAATTAAAACTCGCCATCCTGTAGGTTCTGGTAAGTTTTTAGGAACGTTTGTTTCTGGGTCGTTGTCCCAGTTTGCTGCATGGAGATGAGCCATGTTTATTCATCCTCTCTATCTAATTGTTTATAAACTCTATCGATTTCGATGGTGGCTTGTTTTAAGCCTTCAGCAATACCGACAGTCTTTTGATATTGAGCAAAATCACTTATCCTGCCCTCTATCATCTCGTTCGCTAGATTTTGTCTCTGGCTTTCTAACGTCTTCTTTATCTTCTCCAGTAGGTCTGTTATTGTCAAGTTGCACCTCGCTTTTTGAAGAAACTCCAGTTACATTAATTGTTACATCATTTTGCATTTTTCTTTTTTCTCCTTTTCTTCTTCTTCTTTTTGTTAGGTTTTAAAAGTTTGCTAAACTTTGCTCTAATTAATGTCATTTATTATAACCACAATTATTTAAAAGTAAAATTACCATTGGTCAGTTAACATCATTTTACTTAGCCTTTCAGCTCTTGATTTGACTTGCTTTGACCAAGAAGAGTCTAACATCTCTTTAGAAGCTTTTTCCCAGTTATGGTCTTTTATTGCTCCGAAGAAGTTCGGCCATTTACCAGGATTGAATCTAGTTCTGCCCATGTTGAAGAGCATATCTATAATAACAGCTTGTCTTACTTCACTTAGCCCATTAAAAAATACCCAATCTTTAGCTTCTCCTATTACTCTGTTAATATCATTGACTAGAATAAAATTTATTTCTTCTATACTTAAACCTAGCCCATCACTAGCCACATTCCTACCAACACCAATAGTAGGATGACCAACTAAAGTATCACCAGCTTTAATCTCCTTACCATTAGCATCATCATACACTCTATACTTAACACCTTCATGTAAAGATATTAAGTCTATTAATTTACTTTTAAGATCTGCCACCTTTTACTCTCCCTTTAACATGCTTTTGACTTTTTGGTGGATTCTTTTTAGAGCCCTTTTCACCAGACCAAAAAACTTTGTTCGCCCAAAATGCAGCACTTGTTTTACCTTTTTTAATATTTTTAGCATGCCGTTGTTTAAAGTTTTTACGAGCTTCGTCACTATAGTTGTGACCCATTTTTTGGTCGCCAAAGCGAATAATTTTAATTTTTTCACCATCTTTAACTGCTACTATACCTTTCTTTGTTGGGTGGTTTGGGGTTCGTTTAGGTTTATTTAAACCTTTTAAACCATACTTTTTAAGTTTAGCTTCTTTGTTACTCACTTTTCTTACCAGTCCCACAATATAAACCAAACCATGCAGCACCTGCTCCTACTAAAACACTAACAAAAGCAGACTGTGCATTAGTTGGATCTTCAAGTTGCATAAACCACTCTGTTACTCTAAAAAAAGCTAAACCATAAAGAGTAATTAACAGTCTTGGCCATATGCGCCATTTATCTAAGTTCTCTGGCTTCATATCTTATTTATACTGTTAAATGATAAATTAATCAATACTTTCAATCCATTGCTCTTTCTGCTTTTTATAATCTAAATATAATTCTGTATCTGCATAATCTCTGCCTTCATTCATACATATTAAAAAATATTTATAATCGTAAAGCCTACAGCTCCCATCATCTTGCTCAATATTGTGTGCATATACTTTATTAGTTGCTGATACAAAAAATTTAAATGTAATACCTATAGCTACTCCTATAAAAGCTAAAGTTATAATAGTAATTAATCCGTACTTAATGTACTCTGCTATTTCTTGCTGCTTTTTTAATTTTGCAGCTTTTGCTTCTTTGATAGCTTGTTTTTGTGCATCAATACGTTTTTTACGTTCTTGCAATATATATTCCCATGTACCAGGACCAAACCTTAAATTAACAAGATTGCGCACTTGGTTTAAGTGTTCTCTGGCTAATTTAGCATCTATAATTTCTTGAGCCACAGTACCCACAGCAAAAGGATCTGCACCAGATTTATCTCTTTCTTTTATAACTTGTTGTTCACCAGTCATAGCTTTATCTATATGACCAATGATATCTCCTATATCATTACAGGTTTGTATATTTTGTTTAATAAAATCTACAGATTTTTTTACTAAAGCTATACCTGTTAGTACAGCTGTTACAGGTTCAACCATTTTGCTTCTCAATGAATCTATCAAGCTTTTGTTCTATGCGAATTACTAATTCCTTGATTTCTCTTGTTTCATTGCGAAGCTCGGATTTTGTTGCGTAATCTTCTCTTGTTCTGTTTAATAATATTTGCAATCTTTTTACCTCTGAAAACATCTTGCCAAATGCCCATCCAAAAGGCACAACTATAAAAGACAAAACTATATTCCAAACCAAAAAAGGATCTATAGTCATTAAACTGTTCCTGCTGTTTGGGATTGTGCTAATACTTGTAGAGTTTGAGTAAAAGATTTATCAAGTTCTTTTGCAGCCATAGCAAAAAGTCTTGGTGGAATATCAGTAGCTTTAAATCCTTTACGTTCTAAAAATTTTTTTGCAGCTCTAATTTCTGCTGCTGCCACCTTTTTTATTTTTGCTTTTGCCATTTTTATGTACCTTTTGTATCTCAAAAGATGCTCTTTTAACTGCACCTGTGTGAGGTTTATAATCACCTTTCATTAACTTATAACCTTTACCTGCTTTCATCCAATGAAAACCTTTAGGTGCTAATACTGTTTTATTTGCCATTTATTTTCTCCTTATAACACTGTTTACAATAATACTTAAATTTTTCATAATGCATAGCTTCATTTGAACAGAAGGAGCAACTTTTGTGCTGTATTAGTTTTTTCCAATGACTGGTTGTGCCGTCTTTTTGGATTATTTTTTTAGCTTTTGCCACCCTTCTTTTTTCCTTTAGAAGCCATGATTGCTCTGCCTTGCTTTTCTGCTAAAGCTTTAGTAGGGTAGATTTTACCTTTACTACCCCACCTATAGCCACCTTTGACTTTTCTGACTGGCATTAGCTATAAGAAGAAGTTTTCTTCTTTTTATTTTTGCCCTTCATTTTTCTAAGCTTTGCCATTTTTTCTTTCATGGTCATTTTTTTAGTTGTCTTCTTTTTCATTGTCTTTTTTCCGTACATCATTTACCTCCTTTTTTTGTTGGTGATGTTTTCTTTTTCTTACCTTTGTTCTTCCTACGATAAGCTTGTATTTGTTCCCACTGCTTTTTATCAACTTGTCTAGCTTTACCACCTGTCAATACAGAGTTAACTCTAGCCATAGCCCAAGCTGAAGGTGAGACTCCTGGACGACGACCGCCACTAGCAGCAGCACCTAACCCTTTATTATAAATAGTAGTTAGAGCACCTAGTGGTGCGTTGGCTTTTTCTGCTTTATTTTTTAGAGCCTTTTTTTGTTTTGCGTTTATTGCCATACATTTTCCTAAATTTTTTAGTGTATATAGATTCTTTTGTTTTCCTTTTTTTACCAGAAGGTGTTTTATCTCCTGGAAGATCTCCTAGAACTTTACCTGATTTACGCATTTTTTCAAGGGCTAATAATCTCTTCTTACGTTGTTCACCACTTAACCCAGCCACATACTTAGCTGGTACCATGTAACCTCCTGGAGTTTTTACTTTTTTTACTTTAGGTAGTTTAGCCACTATTTATCTCCTTTGAGTTGATTTAAAAATTGCTCTGAATCTATTTTAGCTTTTTTACTTAATTCTTCAATAGTATTGCCTTGTTTGTCTTTATAGATGTAAGGATTACTACCATCAACATCTTTAATTTTAATACCACTTTCGAAAGTATAATCACCTATTGAACCTACATAAGCTACATCTTCACCTGCAGCTAAAACTTCTTCTTCAAGAGCATAGTCTGAACCTCCTCTTTTATGAAGGTTTGGTAAAGCTTGTACATCGTTTTTGTCTATAACGTACACATCAACACGAGAGTTTACTTGAAAAATATTACCTTTAGGCTCTGGGCTTAATGAAAAAGACAGTGGCTCTTTTGGGTCAGGATCATGTTTTATCTCGCCTTTGTCTAATCTGCCTTGTCTAAATAAATAAATTTTATCTCCTAAACCTTTTTCATCTAAGTAATTTTTAGCAGTGTCTTTGAAATAATTAACTACTTTACTATGTTTTGGAACTCTTATACGAACTTGAGGATTAAGCATTTCATCAAAGTCATCATACTCTAACATAGCTTCTTTATACTCATCACTATTCCTATAGCCCATGCGTTCACCTTTACTATTAGTAATAATGTCTGTATAAAAATCTTGTTCGTAAAACCCAGCACCTTTATTAGCTTTATCATATAATATTCCTTTTATAGTATCTGCGAGACCACCATCACCACTATTAGGATCTAAACGCAGACTATTAACAAAGTCATTCAACTCAACATCTCCAGTATCAATTAAGCTAGTTGATTTAGTTGTACCTTCACGACTTAAAGTTTTGGGAGTAGGTCTACCAACTTGACCTAAATCATCAGCATATCCTTCTCTTAATATTCCTGGACTTCTATAAATATCTTTTAGTGCACCTCTGTTTACTAAGTCGCTTAAATTTACAAAACCTAATGCACCTATATTATTGTCTAATATGAGTTTAGTTTCTTCAGGAGTAGGCTCTCTACCTTTATTCATTTTAAATAATTGAAGATCTCTAATTGATGCTCTTTCAAGTTCTTGTTTATTAGGTATTTTAGATATTGTACCTGAAGGTGGATTAGTTTTTGGTGTTTGCTTTAATAAATTAAGCAATGCTCCTGGAGTAAGTTTAACCATCTTTTTTCTCTATAAGTTCTTCTAAACCATAATCTTTTAATTCTTGGTTATCGGGTTTTAAACCTTGCTCTTCTATTTTTTTAATCATCTCTTCATTAGATATATTATTATCTTTCATAAATGTTTCGATATCTGATAATTCATTATCTAAATATTCATACTCTATGTCTTTTTTAGGTTTTTTCAAATACATCCAAAGTTCTACTAAAGGTTGGTCTAACTCGTAAGAATCTATTACAGGGTCAATTTCAACACCTGTTTCAGCAGCATATGCATCTAAATCATCTATGCCTTCTTCAGCCATAAACTCATCTATTTTATTATCTACTAATCTCTCACGAAGATCTTCTCTAAAGTCATCAAAAAATTTAGGTATAAGGTCTATAGATTCTTTTATTGGTTTAACTTTTTTAGGTGGCTCAATAGCTTTAACAACTTTACCTAAAGTGCCTACATCCATAGCTGTATTCATTATAGTACCTAAAGCACCTCTCATGAGCTCTCTTCGGTCTACATTGGTGGCTTGTTTAAGTTGGTTAGATATTTTTTCTAAATCGTCTGGAGGTAATTTTTCTAACTCAGCTTTAGTGGGTATGACTAGGTCTGTACTTTTAGAAGTTGGGGTTTGTTTTACTAAACCTTTTAAAAGGTTTAAAACTCCTGTAACTTTATCAGCCATCTTCTAGCATATTGTCCATCATTGATGAACCTTTGCCTATCTTAATTATTTTTACAGAACCACTCTTCATAGGTTCTTCGTCTTCCATGTGTTCTTCTTCTGGTAAACCTAACATTTGTTGCTGACAGAGGAGCATGAACTGTGTTACTTGTTCTTCGGTCATTGGTACTTCACTAGCTGAAAAGCCCATCTTAGCTTCAAACATTCCCATTACATCTACATTATTTGGCATTATTTTCCTACCTTTCTACCTAAGTTACTTAAAAAATCTTCTACATTGTTTATCATACTACCCATAGGGCTGACTGCTTGTGGCATTGTTTTTTGCATAAACTGCATGTCTCTATCACTAACTGGTCCTGGTAGTGAGCCCATGTCTTCTTTTGTTGTTGGTATTTCATTAAACATTGATGGGTCAACACCTTCAGGAATCTCTATTGGTCCTGTTGTGTAGTCTGCGGATGGTCCTGGGTCAGCCATCTTGTTCATAAATTCTAATTCTTTATCACTAACTGGTCCTGATTTATCTACTGGGTATCTGTCTTTGTTTGACATAAAATCTAATTCTTTATCAGTCATTGCTCCTGGCATATTCTTTTTCATATCAGCAAACACTTGATTAACATCTTCACCTTTGGCTTGAGCATCTGTAAATTTACTAAATGCTGCCATGTACTTGTCCATAAAAGTTTTTTCGTCCATTTAAGTCTCCTTATTAGCTTTTATAATTTCTTTTTCTCTGGCTATTTGTATTTCAGCTTGAAGTTTAGCCATTTTACCTTCAAGTTCAGCTTTTAGCTTTTGCATAGATTTTTGAATATCGACTTGTGCTTTAGCTTGGTCAATCTGGATATCTGATTTTGCCTTTGCTTGGTCAGCTTGGATTTCGGCTTGAGTCCTTGCCTTAACTGCTTCGGCTTCAATTTTAGCGAGTTGTTGTGCATAATTCATTGGGTCTCCTCCACCTAGTTTATCTACTCCTGGGATTGGCTTCATCTTTGGAGCTTGTTGTATGACTTGTGCTGCTCTTTCAGCAATCATATTGTCCATCTGTGGCGACACATCTTCAAACTTAAACTTAGGATCTCTGATATCTGGTAGTGGTGGTAATTCTACACCCATAGCTTTTTGCATCCTGACTCTATAAAGTAGAGCCATGTGTTCCGCAATATGGGCAATCAATACAGGACCAATAGTCTTTTGTGCTAACTTATTACCAGCTAAGGATGGGTCTGATAAAAACTGCATGTGTACAGCGATGTGTGCTTCATGGTCTTGGTCTATGAAGGCTTTTATAGGTTTACCTAACATGACGGCAATATTCTCGTCTACTGGGTCAAGCTTTGGAGCCTGCTCAGGTTTTTTTAATATCTCATCAATGTTGGGCACTCGTATAGCTTCATACATTCTTTTATAAGCTTCATATACATCGTGGAGTTGCGGTGCTGATTGAGCGAGTTGTAGTATAGCTTGGGCTTGTGCGATACGTTGAGTAGAACTAAAAATACTAGGATCGCTAACTGGGATAATATCTATTCTATCATCAAAGTCCGCAGCATTAATCATCTTACTCGCACCACTCGCAGCAAACTTAAAAACCTCAGGCAACGTCTCGGAGTTCAACTTAGCTATCATTTTAAACTCTTGACCTTGTGCGTAGTGTAGTCTTTTATGAATAGCTGAGAATATTTTAGAACCTTGTTCCAACATTGCTATAGTTGTGCCCACAGGTGCATTAGGATTAGCATCACCTACATTTAAATCTGCTACTGCTGCATACCTTCTACCAGCATCAACAATAAAACCTAATAAATTAAATAATGTACCACTAGGCTCTTTAAAAGGTAAAGGCAATATAGCCTTATTCACATCATCAACCGCAGCATCTAAATCAACAAACTCTCCAGGATTGATTTGCATGTCTCCTCCTGGAACTCTACCTTTTAATTTAAAGCCACCTTGCATATTTGAAAATGCTGCGGAGTCTAGTAATGCTCTTAGTGAACCAGTAGCAGCACGACCCAGCCCACCAATCAAGTGGTAAAGTCCAAAGCCATAAAATCCTAATCCTGGTAAGAACTTATATTCTACAAACCAGTTACGTTTCTTTTTATCTTCATCTTGTTCGTCCCAGTTACGTCTTACAGAGACAATGCGTTGTGAACCTGAATCTATTGTTATCACGTAAGGTAAAGCAACAAAGTTCTCGTCCTCAACATTGGCTCCATCAATACCATCTAATATTCTATAAGTGTGCATCTCTAGTAAGGTCATCTGCTCATCTATGCTTTCAGAACCTTCTGGGCTTACACCTTCGACCTCGTATACAGTTTCATCATAACTATCCCCACCATCACCAGAATAACTATCCACAGGCAGATAATACCCAGCTTGTACAAACCTATTGTATTCGTTACGAGGTAATTGAATAACATGCGTATATCTAGGAGAAGTTAAAAGGTCAGTACTCTCTGCAGCAACCACGAAGTCTTCAGCTTTAACAAAGCGACTCGTCACTCTGCCCATGGATGGGTCGTACCATACTTTTTTAAAAGTTTGCCCGATGAGTGGTAGATGAAATAACATCTGGTCTATATCAGGGAAGTACTCAGGCATCTCTTCTAGAAGTTGGTAATTCATATAATCTTTAACTCTAGTGGCTTGTTCTTTGACTGCTTCGTCTGACTCACCTACTGTTACAGTCTTTACAGGACCAGCAGCAGGAAACAGTTCGGCTATAGCCCTAGATTGAAATTGTGTTGCAGCTTCAGCTATCATAGGATGCACAACTTGGCTTAATCCTCTTGCTGCTCTTTCTGAGTCGTCTTCTTGTAGACCTCCGTCTGGGTCAAGAGTTTTTAAACCTTCTTTATATCTTTCTTCCCAGTTGGATCTTGCTTCTCGGTCTGTGTGGTAGTAGTCTAGCAACTCTGAGGAGTGTCCTAATAATTCTCTTTCGTCGATTTGTTCTGCTAGGTTACTGTAAAAATCTGTTTTTGGTTCTGTGGTTTCTTCTGCTTCACCTATAAGAACATTACCATCATTTGTCTCCTCTACTTCAAGGTCGTCAGGAGGAGCACCTTCGGTAAAGGGTATTACATTTTTATCTTCAGCCATATAATGGTTTCCTATCTATAATTTCTTGGTCTTCATCTTCCCAATCTTCTGAGTGGGTCAAGAACCAAGACTTGCGTAGCCTGAGCCATGCTTGTGTACATGTATCTACTATATCGTCATTTTCTCCTGTTGGAAAGGAAGAACATATTTCAATCAGATCTTTTGCCCACTTCTTTTTTGCTGGGTACCAGATTCTACCATCTTCTAAAAGTGCAGATGCTGCATGGGCACGTGCTTCTTTGTCTCGGTCTGGCATATAGGGTAACACAGGTACACCACTCATCCTAAGGTCTTGTATTAGGGATTGACCACTAGCCTTCTTTTCAATTAGAACAACGTCTGGTTCATAATCGTCATATGCTTCTTGTGCTTCTCTGCGGAGGTCAGGATAGCTTACTCTATCATACCAACAGTCAAGAGCAATAGCATTCCAACAACCTTCATATTTAAAAACACCCCAAGTAGTTCTAGCAGAGTAACTTGACTTCTCTTTTGTTGAGTAGGCAGTGTCCCATGATTGTATCACATATTCTACAGAAGGTAAGTCTGCACTTTCCCATTCTCGCCACCATCTTTGTTTTAATATTGAGCCACCTTTGGGTGATGGTCGTTGTTGTAATTGACCAGAAGCAGCATACATGCCTAGTGATTGCTCAAGCTTGTCTAGTGTGGACTCGTCTATCCTGTTTGGCCAAAGTAATTCTCCCTCTTCAGTGCGTGGGTCTTTGAAGCCTATAGTAGAGGTTGATGGGTATGGGTGGTTTGCTTCATGTCTGGCTGGTAGGCATAAATGGTCCCAATCATAGTCATTGCTAAGTATATGGCCAGTTAGGTCATTGTCATGTACTCGTTGCATGATAATAATGAATGCACCTGTCTTTGGGTCATTGAGTCTGGTCTGCATGGCTTGGTCCCACCAATCAAGAACACCTTCACGTACTGTTGTAGATTCTGCTTCTCTGACATTGTGTGGGTCATCTATAACTATAATGTCACCACCCTCACCAGTCAATGCTCCATCAACTGACGTAGCTATGCGCATCCCAGTTTTATTATTCTCAAACCTTTGCTTTTGGTTCTGGTCAGTAGTTAAATCAAACATATCTCCAAAATGCTCTTGATACCATTTACTATCTATTAATCTTCTACATTTTACAGAATCTCTTATTGACAAAGAGTTGGCATAACTAGCAAACAGAAATCTCTTGTTAGGATATTTAGTCCAGCACCATGCTGGTAGTGCCACTGATGCTGTAATTGACTTCATGTGTCTTGGTGGTATGTTTATTATTAATCGCCTAATGTCACCTTCAACTACTGCTTGTAAGTGTTCGCATATAGCATCAATGTGCCAATTGTCGTGGAAGTCTCTTCCAGGTTCAACTGTTGTCCAGCTGTTTTTGATAAACTCCTTCAGACTCCTCCTGCTCTTCTCTGCCTTCACTTGATTCAATGACAGAGTGCTCAAGAGCTCGTTCAATGGTATTGAGGTCATCGCTTGATATCCTTGTTATGTCAATTACTTTCTTTTGCTCAACTGTTGAATTAATTTCTACAGCTTTTAAATCAGGAACACATTTACCTAACAGAGTTTTTGCTGCCATAACTCTTAATTCTGGGTCAGCTGATACTTTGCCTACATGTTCTACTTTACCTTCACCATCTTGCTTGTATACTGGGAATATTTCTTTGCCTGTCATCACTGCACCAAGAAAGCCTGCAGGATCTGCTTGTCCCATAATCCAGTTTATTAATGCTTGATGGTTCCACTTATATCTCTTTTTCCTAAAAACCTTTTCTGTGCCTAATGGCTCTACAGATTTAAAAGATCCATTGAATTTATTGTGTGGTCCATTTTTAATTGGTCTTTGCACTTGAACCTTTGGTTCTGGTGGCTTTGGTGGTCTTCCTCTTTTTCTTTTATTTTCTGTATTTTCTTCCGACACTTTATCCTCGCATAAATGTTGCAATTCCTAATTAAAATAAAAAATAACTTATGAAAATCAACACTTTTAATTTATATGTGCAGAATTATTTGATTAATAACTTAATTAACACTTTATTTTTATTTATTGGAATAAGATAATTATTTTTAGCCGAAGTATTTTTTAAAACCATTAATAACAATTGTTATGATAATTTGGGGATAAATTACTATATGTTGTGTTTAGTTTACTGCTTCGGCTAAAATATTATGGCAAATAAAATTACAAAAAGAAAAAAGAAAGATCCTAAAGTTGGTACAGGTAGAAAACCTAAAGGGTCTTCAAGAAGATTATATACAGATGAGAATCCTAAAGATACTGTAAAAATAAAATTTGCTACTCCATCTGATGCCAGAGAAACTGTAAAGAAAGTTAAAAAGATTTCTAAACCATATGCAAGAAAGATTCAAATCTTAACTGTAATGGAACAAAGGGCAAAAGTTATGGGCAAGAATGAAGTAGTTAAAATTGCAAAGAAAGCTAAACAAGTTCTAAAAAATAAACAACAAAAGAAAAAATAAAAAGGGCTACTTGATTGGAGTAAGAATTAAGGAGTAAGTAGCCCTTTATTATTATGAAAATAATTATTAAAAGTTATAGTCGTAAAACTTATGTGGTTCAAATGATAATACAAATCTGTTGTTATATTTATCATACCAGAATCCATCTTTTCTTCTACGGATTCTTTTTCTTGCACCATTAGGATTAGATTCTATAAACCATTCTTGGTCTCTTTGATTAACGCAATGACCAGCAAACCCTCCAGCTACCCATTTAAGTTTAACAGAATCATCTTTAGTAGCAGTCATCTCTTTAACTTCAATAGTCTTCTCACTAACTATCATAGTAACCTCCCAAGGGTTAACATCAGTCCAACCCATATGGTTAGCATAGTTATAATGAACAGGAGACTTTCTATGTTCTAAAGTTTTTAAAACAAAACTAACTAAATCACTTAAATCCCAAACATCACTTAAGCAAACGTCCATAGGTTCTTCACCATATTTCTCTACATGGTCTACTATCTTTCTAGAGTGAACATAAACTTTTTTCTCATCATCATTATAAAATCTACAACGACCAGTTTCAAAATGTTTTCTGATTTGATTGAAGTCATCCTTAAAGTGTTCCCATTTAGTAGGCTCATTACCAGTGTACTTTTTTCTATGTTCAAAAGTTCTTCTAAAAGTTTGAATTGGTTCGCCTTTATAATCATATTGTACTATCATAATTTATTCCTTTCTCAGTTATAACTATGTTATACGCCATCTGTTCAAATAAGTAAAGCCTAAAGTTACCAAAGTATTAAAAAAGTTACCAACAGATTCTTACTCTGGTTACCCAGATATAATCCTTACTAACTAAGGCTTACAGAGATTAAGTTACCGCAGTTACCAAGTTACCCCAGATCCTAGGAAAAAAATATTTTACTTTAAATTATTTTCTATATATAGTATAACAATATTATTGAGAAAGGAATTAACTATGCAATATTTAACTAAGCAACAATTAAAAGACTTTAATGATGAATCTATAAAAGTAGGTCGTAATAGAAACATCAAAGAAGGCTACATAGATAATTTAAAAGACGACATGGTGTACCCTGTTACTTTTGCAATGCCTCATAATAATGATGAGTTTAGGTTAATTATAATGAGCCCAAAAGATCCTAAAAACTTTAAGTGGACTAAAAGTTCAACCAAGCAGGATTTTACAAAACTCTATTTAGATGTATCACCTAACAATTATGATAAGATAAAAGAAACAGATCCATGGCAACAGTCTACTTAGTACAACGACCACGAGAGAATAAATTTGGATGGACTCCTGATTTAACAGATGCTACTCGTTATGGTTCAATGAAGGTTATATTTGAGCCTAATGAAAAGCCTCAGTTCTTAACAGGACCATCCATCTTGAAAGCTCGTAGGTTATTAAAAGACTTCAGTCCCAATGACTATATACTTTGGGCAGGAGGTGGAGATCCAATAGCAGTGATGATAGTATCAGCTTTGGCTGCAGAAGTATCTCCAATCATTAATGTTCTCAGATGGGAACGTAACATCGAGCAAGGTGATAGGGATAGAAGAGCTGGCTGGTACATGCCGACCACCTTGGAATTTAGAAAGGAAATAAAGCATGACTAAAATAAACTTGCTAGAGGATGTAGCACCTTCATCCAATGAAATAGGTGCATGTAGTGAGTTAGCTGAAAGACAGATCCAACTCGAAGATGAGGTAATCCGTCTTGAAGAACAACTCAAACTAGCGAAGCAGAACTTACGACAAGTTTCTGAAATAGACTTACCAGAGTTAATGAACAACCTTAACGTAAAAGAGTTTAAGTTAAATGATGGTACAAAGGTTTCAGTGAATGATGTAGTTTCTGGTAGTACACCGAGTAATGGTGCCATAGATAGAGCCAAAGGTGAACTCAAGCAGGAACTCGTACAACGTAAAGATAGCTGTTACACTTACCTTAGAAGTAATAAGGCTGAGTCTTTAATTAGTAACAACTATGTAGTTCAGTTTCAAACTGGTGAAGATACTAAGGCTTTAGAATTTGAAAAGATATTAAATGATAAAGAATTAGACTTTGCTAACAAGTCTGAAGTAAATCCTAGGAGACTTAACTCTTGGCTCAAAGAACAAATAGCCAATGGTAAAGAAGTTCCCTATGACGTTTTTAAAATTTTCACTGGCCATCGTGCCGTTATAAAAAGGAGTAATTAATATGGTGAAAGCAGTACAAAAAAAGAATGATACTACAGTATCAACAATTGACCCAGCTATGCTAATGGAAGATGCTAGTGTCGGTCAAGAAGGTATGACCAACGAAGACTACATGATACCCAGACTTCAAGTCTTACAAACTAATTCCCCACAAGTTAATAAAAGGGATGGTAAGTATATTGAAGGTGCTGAGGTTGGGGATATTATGAACTCAGTAACTAAAGATATCTATAGTGGAGAAAAGGGTGTAACAGTAATCCCAGTTAACTATAATAGAAAGTACATTGAGTGGAAGCCTAGAGATGCTGGTGGTGGTTTAGTTAAAGACCATGGCACTAATAGCAGTATCCTTGAGATGTGTGAGAAGCCTCAAGGTTCAATGAAAGACATCACCACTGAGGGTAATGAAGTAGTAACTACAGCAGAGTACTTTGTGTACTTGTATGATGAAAAAACAGGAGCCACTACTCAAGCTTTAATATCTATGACAAGTAGTATGTTAAAGGTTGCTCGTAGATGGAATAGTATGACTGCTGCTCTACAAGTTCCTAAGCCTGATGGTAATGGGGTGTTTAATCCTGCTATCTTTTATAATGCTTATAAGTTAAAGACTGTGCCTATGAGTAATGATAAAGGTGAATGGTTTGGTTGGGATGTTGAGCCTATGTTTGATAGTGATAGTGGAGGCATCATGAAGCAACTTAAAAATGGTGACCAAATCTATTTATCAGCTAGAGCCTTCAGAGACCAAATTAAGTCAGGCGATGTAAAAGTTGCCCCAGAAGATTCTAAAGATGATGATAATGACTCTGACGTAATGTAGAGGAAGAGCTCGTGCCAGATAACATTAAAAGGTTTATGAAACTCTTTAGTGGCTATGAACATGCTTATGGTCAATATAAAGTATTCAACAAGTCAGCTGAAGGTAAGTTATCTGGCAGGGCTTTAACTATATCCGAACCTCCCACCATTAAAAATTATCAAGACCACCTCAATGGTGAAGACTATATATTAGGTATTATAATGTTAAAGAGTGATAATACATGTAGCTTTGGAGCGATTGATATAGATATTAAAGGTGCTATAACTTTAAATGAAAAATTAGAAGATCTTGAAAAAAGAATAAAAGATACCCCATTAGTTCTGTGCCGTAGTAAAAGTGGAGGAGCCCATCTTTATTTATTCTTAGACCCACCAGTCAAAGCTACTAAGGTAGTAAGTAAGCTAAATGAGTTCGCAGCACAATTAGGCTATGGTGGTGTAGAGATATTTCCTAAACAAACTAATCGAGCCAATGAACGTGATAGAGGTAATTGGATTAACTTATGTTATCATGGTGGCGAGAACTCAGAGCGATATGCTATTAAAGATGGTAAAAAATTATCGCTAAAAGAATTTTTAGATTATGCAGAAAGTAAAACAACAACCTTAGAAAAATTACAATCCTATCAACCAAGACTCATAGATATGTTTGAAGATGGTCCACCATGCTTACAACATTTATCTACTATGGGCTTTCCTGAGGGTACTAGGAATGTGTCCTTATTTAATATAGGAGTTTACTATAGAAAAAAGAACCCAGACGATTGGCAAGAAGACGTCATGAAGCATAACTATGAATATGTTAAACCTCCCCTATCAGCTTCAGAGGTTAGTGGCATAGTTAAAGGTGTAGCTAAAAAGGATTATGAATATACCTGCAAACAAGCACCCATCTGTAACTATTGTGAAAGAGTTAAATGTATTAAACGTAAGTTTGGGGTTGGGTCTAATATGTCTGGGGCTAGTATTGAAATAGATAGTATTACTAAATATGAAACTACAAATAAAGAATCTGTACGATGGTATATTGAAATAGGTGGGGAACGTATTGAAACAAACACCGACCAATTATTAGACCAACGCAAGTTACAAAAACTTTGTGTAGAAAGATTAAACAAATGCCCATCCACTATGCCTGCTCAAAGGTGGGAGCATCGTATAAATGAATTACTTGAAGTAGTAGAGATTGTACAAGATCCTGATGATGCTTCACCTAAAGGTCAGTTTGAAAGATTCTTAGATACATTCTTAACTGGTAAGGTGCAGGCTCGTCATAGAGATGAAATAATGAATGGTAAACCTTATCATGATATAGAAACTAAAAGAGTATTTTTTAGATCTGAAGATCTTTTCATCTACTTAGAAACTAGAAGGTACAAATATTCTAACCAACATCAAATATGGTCTTGGCTTAGAGATGCAGGAGCAGAACGTAAAACTTTTAAAATAAAAGGTAAACCTGTCAAGGTCTGGTCCGTTACAGCACCAGAGTTTTATGAAGAAGAAGACCTAGACTTACCATCAACAATACAGGAGGATTTTTAAATGACAATACCACCAATTGAATCATGGAGATTAACTAACTGGCAGAACAAGCATGAAAATGTAGAACTGTTCCGTAGAGTTAGAGAAGATTTAACAGACGACGATATAGCTGAATTATTTATGGCTTTAGAAACTATTTTAGAAAATGGTACATTCAAAACTGATGACTTCGGTTGGGTTAGCACTGCTAAAATAATATTGGAAAAAATACGCAATGGTAAAATTAAAGACTTCACACAGGGTTAATATAATACTTGGTCCTCCTGGAACTGGTAAAACTACTGCTCTATTAAATATAGTGGATGAAGCTATTGAGAGTGGTATACCTCCGGAACGTATTGCATTTTTAGCTTTTACTCGTAAAGCTGCAAATGAAGCCATAGAACGTGCCATAGCTAGGTTTGGGTTTGATGAAGATAGAATGCCATTCTTTAGAACAATACACTCTTTAGCTTTTAAACAATTAGGGTTGAGGTCTGATGAAGTTATGACACCTAGTCATTATAAAAAATTTGGTAGGGCTATGGGTTTAACTTTTAAAGGTATTTATGACGAGGTTACAATGTTACCTGTGGGCGATGGTCTTGGAGATAAATGTGCTAGAATAGATGCACTAGCTAGGATGACAATGCGCACAACTGAGCAACAATTTGAATTATCTAATGTAACAGATTTAACATATCATGCGGTAGAACAATACAAACAAACTTTAAAAAAATATAAACATGAGTTTGGGTTATTTGATTTTACTGATATGTTAGAAAAGTATGAAGGCACACTACCTGTTGATGTTTGTATATTTGATGAGGCACAAGATTTATCTTCTTTGCAATACAAGCTAGGTATAAGGTTAGCCAAGTCTGCAAAAAAAGTTTTTATAGCAGGTGACGATGACCAAGCTATTTTTGGATGGGCTGGTGCTGATGTTAATAAATTTTTATCTTTAAAAGGGAACAAGATAGTCCTACCACAATCTTATAGAATACCATCAACCATTCATCACTTAGCTAATAAAATATTAAAAAGAATAAAAAAGAGATATTCTAAAACTTGGCACCCTAGAGAATATGAAGGTGCAGTTGAGTGGGTGGCTAGTGAACAAGAAATTAATTTAAAAGGTGATTGGCTTTTATTAGCTAGGTCAAAGTATTTACTCAACCGATGTAAACAAGTAGCCATACAACAAGGCAGAGGTTACATCATACATAACAATAGTTCCCTAAGTACAGATATAACTAAAGCTATAGTATCTTGGGAAAGTTTACGCAAAGGTAATAAGCTATCTATAAGTGAAGCTAAAAATGTTTTAAAATTTATTCCAATAAAACACAAATTAGAAGATCTCGAAACTTATGGAGTTAATGATATCGGTTTACCTAAAGATATGTTAAAACAATCATGGCTTAAAGTTTTAAAATTAATCCCACTTCAAGATAGAGAATATTTAAGAGCATGTTTACGCAATGGAGAAAAGTTTAGTGATAAGCCTAAAATAATAATTAGTACCATCCATCAAATTAAAGGTGGTGAAGCTGATAATGTATTATTATTGACAGATATGGGCAAAAAAAGTTTTGATAATATTTATAGTGATGAAGAGTTACGAGTTTGGTATGTGGCTATAACTAGGGCGAAAAATAAATTATACATCGTACAACCAAGAACTTTGAAACACTTTGATTTTAACTGACGTAAAATAAATGTTGTAATTAAAATGATTTTAAATAATACTAACAATATTGAGAAAGGAATAAATTATGCATTATGTAAAAAAATATATTGAGGCTATAGATGTAGCTGAAATAACAACACAAGAAAAGTACGATCTATTAAAAAAAGATTATTATGAATATATAGATTATACTGTAAAAGCTATGGCACAACAAGAACGTATGTTGAACATGGTACAAAGTTTTTTAACTTCACAAGATAATATTTTATCAAAACTTAAAGAAGAGGAAGGAGCAGATAATGGCGATATATAAATTATTTTTAAAAAAGTATAGTAAGAATCAACTTAGCACTGTGGCTTGTTTTGATACAATAACTCAAGCTAAAGACGACGCTAAATCAGGTATATTAATTAGAAACATAAACGACCTAATTGATAATTACAGTACAATAACTTCTGATGATATGGTAGAACTTTATAATAGTTATACCGATAGAACAAAAGTTAAAAGGGTTAGAAGATTCGCTGACCGCAGGACTGGAGCAGAGCGACTAATGAATCTTTTTGAAAAACTAAGAACTGAAGGTATCATCCGTAAGCTTGACCCAGAACCTACTAATAAAAAACCTAAGTCTAATAGAAGTTTAAATGGTGAAGAAACTCGAGGACGTAAGTCATTTTTTAAAGGCAGAAAGCTTACCACAGACTTAATTGTAAACCCAAGACGTAGAGAAAGTCATGGCTTTAGTTCTTTAGATATTGTTATTAAAAATAAAGGGTTAACATATGAAGATTTTATAGCTAAAGGTGGTAGACGTCAAGACCTAGCATGGGATCTAGCAAAAGGCAGAATTAGGTTCAAGAGATGATTATCTATGGTGCAGGTATGGGTGGTCTGTTAACTGCTAATATGTTACGCAGATATAATCCAACTATAAAAGAAGGACAACCTTCATTACCCAACAACCATGACGCATTGTTAAGGTTTAGGTCTGATAAGGTAGCTATAGCCACTGGTATCCCTTTTAAAAAGGTAAAAGTTAGTAAGGCTATAAAGTATGAAGATAGGTTGATTACTAAACCTGATTTATTTTTAAGCAATAAATATTCTTTAAAAGTAACAGGTGCTTATTATGATAGGTCTATTAGTAATCTTGAACCAGTACACAGATACATAGCACCTTTAAAATTTATAAGCTTAATGGCTAATAGTTTAAATATTGAGTATAATGAAATTTTAAATTATGAAGCTTGTAACAATTTTAGAGAACCTATTTTATCCACAATACCTATGCCGACTATGATGAAGATAATTAGTTGGCCAAATAAACCTGATTTTAAGTTTAAGACTATTTGGTCTAAAAGGGCTGTTATAACTAATCCTAAAACATCTTTGTATCAGACTGTTTATTATCCTAGTGATATAACAGATTGCTACAGAGTATCAATAACTGGTAATGTAGTTATGGCAGAGTACATTTCTAGACCAACAAAAGACGGCTCAGATATTTTTAGTTTTTTAAAAGATGATTTTGGTGTAAAGCCATATGAGTTAAAATACATAACAGTGTCTGAGATGAAGTATGGTAAACTTTTACCAATAGAAGAAAAAGTTCGTAAAGAATTTATTTTGTATTTAACACAAAAGTATAATATTTTTTCTGTGGGTAGGTTTGCTACATGGAGGCAGTTATTGCTTGATGATATTGTTGATGATATAAATGTTATTGATAATATGATTGGTGATAATTATTTAATTCAACTACACAGTAAGAAAGGAATATAATATGAGAGAATACATAAAATTATTTATAGGCATTGTAATATTTGTCATAGTAATAAAATTTTTAGGAGGGTGTTCTTATAACTTTAACTCTCCTGACCCAATATGGTACATTGACCCACCAACAGTAGAAGGTAGCACTGTAGTCAGTGGGTATGGTAAATCTAAACATAAACAACTTGCCTTAGATATGGCAACAATGGCAGCAAAACGTACAGCAGCTGATATGATAGCTAGTGAAGTAAAAGGCAAATCAAAATATTATTTATCAAGAGGTTCAGCTCAAAATACTGAAGTAGCTTTTATTGAAACTATTAATATGCGTATTGAAAACTTTGAAAGAGTTAAAGTTAATATTAAAAAGAGTGGTAGTAATTTTGAGGCTTATGTAATGTTGGCTGTTCCTCATCAGTTTACCAATGAGTTGATAGAGGAGTTAGACAATGAAGGTTAAATTAATAAATTATACTAGCGATGCTAAAAACCTTTTATTGTTTACTAAGAATACTAGGTTAATGAATGAAGATGATGCGTATGCTAAAATTAAAGATTGGCCAGAAGATAAAAAACAAGCTGAACTGGATTATATGCTAAATACTATAAAATCATCATGGGAGTTTGTTGATTATGTATTTGATATTAGAGAAGTTACTCGTGGCTTTACTCATCAGTTTGTACGCACAAGACAAGGTAGCTACGCACAACAATCACAACGTACAGTGGATATGCAAGGCTTCGGTTATTTTGTACCTGAAGAAATAGAAAAGTACCCAGCAGGTAAACATCATTATGATGAAGCTATGAAAACTATAAATGAGTATTATCAAAAGTTAAGAAACTCAGGAGTAAATGCAGAAGATGCTAGAGGTATATTGCCTACAAATATTCACACTAATATCGTAGCTAAATTTAATTTAAGAACTTTGCATGAAATGGCTAAGTCTAGATTAAGCCCAAGAGCACAAGGTGAATACAGAGAGGTCTTCAAGCTTATGGTAGCTGAAGTTATTAAAGTACATGATTGGGCAGAACCATTTTTAACTCCAAAAGAGTGGTCTGCTCCTTCAATGGCTAAACCATTAAACAAAAAGGTGTAATATGAAAAGAATTATATTATGCGATATTGATGGTACATTAGCTACTATAGGTGACAGGGCTAAAATA